TCAGGACTTCAAGAAGCAATAAATAATCTAATAATCGGAGCTGAGTCTAGTTTTAAAGACTCTTTATTAGGGCTAATAGACGGCATACTTAAAAGTCTTGCTAAGAAAGTATCAGAAACAATTACAGACAATATCATTGATGCAATAGCAAGAACTACAATTGGCTCTAAAATTTTCAAGGGAATGACCCTTACAGATGATATTGCCAAAGGACATAAGAAAGGAGCAGAGGTAGCAAAGAAAAAAATAGAGGATGCTGGAGTTTCTGTAGCGGATAGGTTAGATAATTCATTTCGAAACGGTGCAATAACTCTTGCAGAGGCTATATCAGCCGCATGCCAAGCTTGTAAGAAAGATGAAGTCCCCGGAGGCGGCGAGGGCAGCCCAGAAGAGAAGCTTATTAGGTCTTTATTTGAAAAAGGTAATGGAGGTAATGCAGGTAATGGAGCTCCATTACCGGAGGATCAGGGGTCGATTGTCATTCCAACCAAGGGTTACACCAAACAGGAAAAACAAATGCATAGGGCCTCTGATGCGATGAATGATTTTGCAACAACTGTTTCAAATATGATAAACAAACTTGTGGGGGCGGTTAAGAGTTTTGGTTCCATGTTATTTAACTTTGTTTCATCAATTGGTAGTATTTTTCAAAAGTTCATAACTATTTTAGTCAGCGCAGTCTCAACGATTGGCTCTGCTGGAGGTAGTGCGCTTAGTTCAGTTATAAGTGCAGGGATGAGTCTCTTTACTGGAGGAGGTCCAGTACCAATGGCAAATGGAGGAATAGTAAGTAAACCTACGTATGCTTTAATAGGGGAGGGAAGATATAGTGAAGCTGTTATTCCAATGCCAAACGGTAAAAGTGTCCCAGTTGACCTAGGGAATTCAAGAGTAGGATCTAATCAAAATAATAATGTTACTGTTAATGTAAGTATGGGAGACGGAGACTCAAGAGGACAATCTTCCTCTAGTAGTACTGCTAGTGGCCAGGATAGTGCAACTCTTGGTAATGCTATAGCGAAGGCAGTACAAGAAGAGCTACAAAATCAGAAGCGCTCTGGAGGGATACTTAATCCTTATGGAGTAGCCTAATGGCTGTAGGATTTGATATTGGGTTTCTAAAAGTTGTCAGTGATATATCTTTTACTAGAATATCAAACACACTAAATGGGACTATAGATGCAGAAACAACGGATTTAAGTGTTTTTAAAATTGGAAATGTGGTAACTATTCTTAATAGTGATTCTTTAGAGGAAGGCTATACTAATGATGGCACGTTTTTAGTTACGAGTTCGCAGAGTAATAGTTTATCTGTTACTAGATTGACGCCTGCTGATAACGAAGGTGTTTCAGTGCCTGTTGTTCCGATGACAAAAGAAGCCAGTCCTAATATTAATATAAGCTTTGAGGATATAGTATGTCCTGATAGAAACCTTAGAAAGATAATAACCCCACAAGTTCTGACAGCAGAATTTGGAGATGGATATGAGGGCAGAATTAAACAAGGAGCCTTTACTAGGCAAGAGGAATATTCTGTAAAATTTATTAATAGACCCCCCGAAATTATAGAAAGTATAATAGAATTTTTTGAAAGAACTGAAGGAGTTAAATCATTTACGTTTGTAGTTAGAGAAGACCCTTATTATGCAGTACCCGTAGTATGTCAACAGTACTCAATATCGTACGACAGTGATTTTCATGCAGGCTGCGAAGCTAAATTTAAAAGAGTAAAACAATAATCCTTATAGGATAAGCACACGACGTGCATGGAGAACCTTGTGACAGCTTTAGAAGTAGTAAATACGGGATGGCCCATAGCCGTAGGGTTTATAACCTTAGTTATTGTGCTAGCAAAAATGCATGCTGATATTGAGCAAATTAAGGAAAAAGTTAAAGTACTTTTTGAACTTTGGAATAAAAGAAGCAATGACTGAGATAAATGAAAATACTACTCTAGAGATACCTGTACGAAATCTTATCGGGTTAGGTGTAAGTTTAGTTATGGTTACTGCCGCCTATCTTACCTTAGAGACTAGAATTACTACTATTGAGCATGATATTAAAATGCAAATGAAAACTATAGAAGCAAATGAAAGTTTTGTAAGAGAGTGGCCCTTAGGGCTTCGAGGCGCTCTACCCGACGATTTAATGCAAAATGCACAAATTAAAATGCAATCAGAAGAACTGGAAAAAGTTACTGATATTGCCAGGCAAATCAATAACTTAGAAATAAAATTAGGTAAGTTAGAGGGTCAGGTATCTGAACAAGATAAGAAGCTAGAAACTCTTTTTCAATTATGGAATACTGCCCAGAAGAGAGATAACTAATGCCTATAGGTATTAATGTTCAAACTGTTACTAGCCCTAAATATATTTGCCCAGATCGAGGGTACACTAGAGCTGCTGGATTTAGTGTGTTTAATGCTGATTTTGGGGACGGCTATACACAAAAGTTTAAGCAAGGTATAAATAATAGATCTGAAATACTCAATTTAAAGTTTGAAAATAGACCTGCTACAGAGATTAATACTCTTTTTAGATTTTTTAGGAGATATAAAGGGATTGATCCTTTTCCTTATAGGGTTCCAATCTCTGAAACAAGTGAAAAAGTCATATCATGTATATGTAAGGACTATTCAATAGAGTGGACTACGAATACAATAGGGACTTTAACTGCACAATTAATACAAGTAGATGAATTACCATTATTTATAGATATACAACCTTACGTAGCCGAAACGTATATCACAGACTCATATGTAGGACTAGGATAAGATGGCCCAAGAACTTGGTATAAATATAGGAGAAGCACAGGGTACTACCAGATATGTGCGATATGACAGAGGCATTAGAGCTGCTGTCAAGCAGCGCGTACGTAGTGTTAGCTATGGAGGCACATATGAAGAACGAGTTCCTGATGGTATAAATATTATAGAAGAGATCTATACTGCTACTTTTTCAAATAGAAGCTACGCTGAAATTTCAGATTTAATAGACTTTTTTGACTTTAAAAATGGGGTGGAATCTTTTCTTCTTTATGTAAAAGATACTAGTAATACTGAAGGAGCTAGAGGTGTTCCTGTAGTATGCGAAAAGTATAATGTTACCTATGTAAATAAAAAGGTTGCAAGTTTGGCATGTACATTTCAAAAAATAGTAACTACACAATTTAATGATGACGAAATATATCAAGACCTCACAGAATTTTCTCAAGGACAGTATACTCTATTATCCAATAAAGCTGAGGCTGTGGCGGGAGAAGCTATTACTTTTACATTACTATCCTTGAATGTTCCTGATGGGTCTTATGTAGCATTTGATATTTCAGGAGTTACTGAATACACGGTAGAAGGAGATTACACAGATTTTGTAATAGTAGGCAACCAAGGCTCTATTACTATAACTATTGATGATCCCTTGATTGTAGCACTTCCAGCAGTATTAACTTTTACACTTACAGATTTTCCGAGTGCAAGTATTGATATTGATATATTTGCTCTTGAGCTTACCGCGCCTACATTAACTTTTTCAACGCAATCTCCAACCAATCAATCTGTAGTATTTCACTTAAAATCTGATGGAACTTATGGGCTTAGTGATAGTTTAGTAGGTGACTTCATCTATAATCAGGAAGGAACTTGGATTAATAATAATTTGGGGCTAAACAGTAGTGAATTTGAGGTTTATTTTGAGTCGACTATTGATGATCCTTCTATAACTGTAGTTTCTGATCCTGTAACAGCTATTAGCCAATATGTTGACTTTAATCAAGATATTACTGTTACGTTTACATCAAGCTTAGCGGATAATGTTGGACCAAATTCCGAAGCCTTTAATTTAAATATCAGAGAAAAGGCAGATGTTTTGAATATTGATACGGGAGTAATAACAGCACAGTTAGAAGGAGCCTCAGTTCCTGCCCCTACTTACGCTCTTTCACTTAGAAATATAATAGAAGGTACTTCAAACAGCTTATATGAAGGCGAAACGGCAGTATTAGATTTTATTTCTAATCAAGCTGATACTAGTTTCGCCTGGTCTCTTGTCCAGGGAACTGCTACCACTAATGACTATAATATTGCTGCTACAGAAGGAACTTTTACAACTAATGAGAGCGGGGATGCAGTAATTACAGGACCAACTCTTCGTGACGATGTGGATTCGACGGACCAGACCTTTACTTTAAATGTTACTCTATCTGGCAGTATTGTTGCTTCTCAAGTTATAACAATTACACCTCTACCTGAAGTAAATCTACCTACCCCTGCTCCCGAAAAGCTTTACTATGTTGATTTCGTATTTACTAATTACAACCCTATTACTACAATTCCGGGTACCTCTACTAATGGATATGTTTCTAGCTTTAAGGACGGAGAAGTAGTCTACCCTTTCAGACAGGCGCTTCCGATTAATGCAGCTTTAGATCTGAAGTACAAAGATATACCTGCAGGCACTTCATTAAGACTAGGTCTAAAGGCTGTCGGGGATGACTCTATACTTACTACTATATTTGGAGGGGGGTGTCCTACTTACGACTCACCCGCTACCATAGTAGTAGGAACTGAAAGAAACGAGCAAGTTTTTTATTTTAATAACAGTACAAATCCATATAATTTAAGTATTTTAAATGCCCCTAGTGAAGATCAATCTATATCCGTAAAAATATGGGATCCGCTGAATCCAGCAGCTGCTTATATGGTTAAGTCATTTATTATTACTAAAACTCCTGCAGTGCCCTCTGTTATTGGTACTTTTTTACCTGTTAGTGAAGTGAACTCTTTTGGAACCACTATTCTAAATGAAGAAATCAATTTAGGGTTTCAAGTGTTCATTAGAAATCCTCCGAATGAAGTAGGAAAAACTGTGGATGTACACCGGTATGAGAATGGTAAAATGGTAGGAAGTACTGCCATTGCACGAACTCTTGGCGGTGCTGATAAAGATTGGTTAATAGAATTTAATAATACTACTAATGTACCTACTACTTACAATCAATCCCCCAATAGTGTAGCAGAGGGTACTCAGTATCCTTTAAATTTTAACAGAAAATTTGTATATAGTTTTAGCGCACCCGGCCTTGCCATAGACAATTTAGGTGGTACTATTAAATTATATCATACGTCCGATTTAATAACTCCTCAAAAATCTATAACTACCTTAATGTCGGGAACTTCAGCCCCTAGTGCTAGAAAATTAGTAAATTTAAATTTATCGTATAATTTGCCAGCGGACTCTAATTATGGAAATTTATTTTTAAAAATTTGGTTTTTGACAAATGGATATGCTGTATGTACTCTAATGCAGCAGACTGGCACTGCTGGAGGTTTTCCAATATATGACACACTCGGCGGTAAGAATGTTAAATGGGACTCAGAGGGATCTAGTTCTTTAGACCTTACTAGCTTAATATCTAGTGGTGGCAATGCATTTAGGCAAATAAGTAAAAGCCCCGAAGTAATTACGGATATATCTAGATCTAAATCTGCTGCTTCCGCTTCTTTAATAACTAAACCAACTGGCTATACAGTCAATATAACTAATACAAATAATCAGGTAGAGTACACATGGCCCTTAGAACCCTATGCAGGGACTACAAGTCGTAGTATAAAATTTAGTGATAGTGTAGTGTTTGATTCTGCAATATGGGTTGAAAATATACTAAGTATTATTGGAACAATTAGTATTGCCCCACCTAAAGTTACAACTACAAGTTCCGGAGGTGGTGGTACGTTTGATAACGTCCCCGGTTCTACTGATTTAAAATAAAAGGAATAGTATGTCAAATATAATAGCAACAGACGCTCAAAGTACAGAAATCAATACAGGTATAGTTGATTTGTATGAGCTCTACTTAGACCCTAATGATCCTGAGGACCCTTTCTGTTTTCATCCAGGAGTAGACTACTCTCTGCTGGAACTTCAGTTTTATAATGAAAGCAACCCTAGAATAATTAATACTTATAGTGCAATTCCTGTAGAAATGGATGGACTAAGTGTTACCAGCGATGGAGCCTCAAACAGGCCAGTGTTAACTATTGCTAATGTTGAGCACGTCTTCACAAATGGTATTGAGCAAGAAACGGGTAGATACTTAAAATTTAAAGATTTAGTAGGGTTAAAATTAGTTAAGAGGCAAACACTAGAAAAGTATTTAATAGGACAGCCAGGTACAAGTAATGTAGAATTACCTAGACAGAGCTACTATATAGATAGGATAGCGGAAGAGAATAATAAATATATAAAATTTGAGCTAGCAACTCCTTATGACTTAGAAAATATTCAGATACCTGCAAGAGTAGTTATAGGAAAGTTTTGTCCTTGGGTATACCAAGGCCAATCAAGGGCTAAGAAGGGTGGGTGTACTTGGAGAATAGATAATAAGACTGTGGGTGAGGCAGGTGCAATTGAAATATACTTTAATATTTATGATGAGCCTCTAGTATCAAAATCATATGTAACAAGAGTAGCTAGTGGGTTTAGTGGTTCCGGTAACTATGGAGTCGATCAAGTCGTTCAAAAGGATGGCATATATTATAGATCCGAGATTGGAGCAAATACTTATGTACCAGGAGACAGTACTGAATTTTGGAAAATTATACGAGTATGGGAAGACTGGGAGATTGGAGAAACATATCAAGTAGATAACACGTACACCTTAAACAACGACTATGTGAGGCATAACGGCGCTATATGGAGATGTATTCTCGGTCACGAAGCTATTGAGGATAAAGTACCCGTAAATAAAAGTAGATACTGGGAAAGAGTAGATTATTGCGGTAAAACTTTAGACTCTTGTAAAAGCAGGTTTCAAGCTGTTATATCAACAACCGGAATAGTATCAGCGCGGAAAGATACTACAAAAGAATTACCATTTGGAGCGTACCCAGGCAGTGCAAAATTTAGCTAATTATTTAACAGAGATAGAAGAACATTTTAGGAACGAGTATCCTAGAGAGGGTTGTGGGTTACTAGGAGTTAGAGCTGGGGTATTGCACTGGCTACCTTGTACTAATCATGCCCATAGTGACGAACAGTTTCAGATAGATTCTGTTCAATATATGAAGTATGCTATTAAATATAGTATTGTAGGTATAGTTCATAGTCACCCAGATACTGACTCTACTCCTTCAGATACAGATATAAGAGCTTGTAATGCACTAGCTACTCCATACTACATATTTGGGTACCCTGCAATGGATTTAACGATAGTACAACCGAGATATTACGAGAATGCTCTATTTGGCAGAGAATATGAGCACGGAATAACAGACTGCTTTGAAGCCGTTAGAGACTATTTAAATTCTGTAAATATACAAATTCCTCCGAGAATACCTTTTGAGAAGAATTGGTGGGAAGATGAAGATAGAGCTATAGATTACTTTAATGCTAGTTATTTAAAAAAATATGGGTTTACAAAAAAGATAGAAATAGCAAATATAGAAAAAAATGACCTACTAGTATTTAATGTAAGAAGTCACGTTAATAACCATTGTGGAATTTACTTGGGAAGTGATATGTTTTTTCATCATGCAGCAGATCGATTATCTACTAAGGAAAGCTTATACCCTTTTTGGGTTCAATTTATAACAGGAGCATATAGACATGAAACGTAGAATACATTTACAAGGGGAGCTAAAGGACTTATACGTAGATAGTATTGTGTCTGAGTCTTCTTCAGTACAAGAGGTAGTAAAGCTTTTAGAAGCAAATTTTCCAAGCATGAGAAAATACTTTATAGACTGTCATGAAAAGGGTGTAGGTTTTGAAATTATAGATGGAAACAAAATATTAGAAGAGAACCAAGAGCTAACAAATCCTCTTGAAGGAGAGGATTTATATATAACAGCAGTACCTGCAGGCGCAAAATATTTTAAAAAAATCTTCGGAGCAATTCTACTAGTAATACTAGCATTTAGCCCTCTGGGCCCAATTGCGTTTTTAGGCACTACAGTTGGTTCCCTAGCTATGAGTCTTGCTATTAATTTAGCTGTTAGTGCAATCTCTGATTTACTTGCCCCTGACCCAGCCACAGATAAGTCGGCTCCAGCAGCTTACCTATTTAGTGGATCAGAGCAGAATATAGTAGAAGGAGAC